GCCCCCGTGGCTAACGCTTTTGACGTTTCTCCGCCCACCGCTGTTCCAGATAAGTCTTTTGATGCCTTTGCTAATGGAGCTGGGCCACCGACAGGCTGGTCAGACAATGTAGTCATCATATTATTAAAGGTATTTTTTATTGATGATAGAAAGTCAAACTCTTCTACACGTTCATCAACGTCCATACCTTCCATGCTTGCAAACGAATTATTTGCAATTTTTTCTACTCTATCGTCCAAAATATGTCCTTTAATTTATACCAATAATATCTATCTGGTTTTTTAGATAAATTAGGGTTTGCTCCAAGTCATTTGTAATATTCCTGTTAACATTCTCACCCATTGCCCTCGTTACATATTGTAGTCTTTTTTCAGCTAAATTAATTAATTCTTTTAATGATGCAGACCTTTGTTCGTTGCTAATACCTTGCAGCGTACTTAAAGACGGGTATTTATAACTAGGGGTTTTTAAATCTGGGTAATCATCTAACAATGTAGCATTGTTTTGGGCATCGATCTTACCTTGCATAACAGCAAGCGCATCCTTAAAAACAACGGATTTAAATTCATCGTCTTTTTGTTGTACTAAAGTATCAAATTTTTCTTTAATTTGGTCATTGGTTACTGTTCTTCCTGCCATGTTTTCATCAAGAATAAACTGCTTTAATTCACCAGAAATGCTATATACATGGCTTTGCGCTATTTTTGCATAAGTTTCCTGATCTTTGCCACCAACCTCAACATCTGCCTTTATACGCATTCGGTAATTAGCTAGTAATTGATTAGCGTTCTCAGTAGCTTCCTTGTTTATTTTAGCAGCCATATAAGGAGCCTTATATAAATCTATAAAAGCCCTTCTTTCCTTTTCCGTTGTAAAAACCTTTTTTCCTTGGTACACAGCGTCTTTAGTTAATTCATCCATTTTGTCTGGTGTAAGTTTTCCAGAAACATCAAGATTGTCAAAAGTATATTTTATATCAGAAAATCTATCCTGTGAAAAATTTCTTGAAACAGGCTCTGCCGGTTCAATAAAACTAAGATCCATACCAGTGCTTAAAGTTATTAAATCATTTTCTGATAAATTTAAGGCATATCGGTTTGTGGTTCCTAAATCGTTAAGAATTAATTTAAACTCTACTCCTGATATATAATCAGTGTCCGACCGATTGCTTAAATAATCCCCATTAATTCCAGGCAACAACAATTCATTAAGAATAGCTTTAGCTTCGCCAACATTTACTCGAGCGGTTTCCTGAGTAACATTAAACGTAGACATTAAGTCTTTTTTTGCATTATCGTACCTCTTGCCTTGCGCTTCTTCTGCCTTTGAAAACCGATTAAAATCAGTAGCTGCGCTACCATATAATTTATTAAGCAGTGCTGTCCGGTCTGTTTCGTTCATTTGAGACAATAGCAAATACATTCCGCTATTATTCCCTTCAGTTGCAACCGCTCCATTTCTAGACCATTCCATTAAGTCTAACACTCTATTAAAGCCTTCAGCAGCGTCTTCTTGAATATATTCTGTCGTAACCATATTGCCTAAAGCCAAAATATGACCGGCTTGGTTTGCCTTGCCTTTATTTGTTAATTTTATTCCTGTTTCCGTAGTTGTGTAATTACTTCTTTGAAGGACGGATAATCTCTTTAATTTTTCGGCAACTTCCCTATCTGATATATCACTGCCCAGCCCTTGATATTCCGCATTTTCTGCTTGCTTTAAGGCCAATGCAGCCCTGGCAGCAATAGCCGTATCTATCTTAGAGCGTAGTCTTAATCTTGCACCTTGTTCAGCAATATTAAACTTACTTTCAAACTTCATTACGGAATTAAGATTAGTTCCAATATTACTGCGCAGTGTTGCCTTTATTTCAGACACTTGCTGGTTCCAGCGTGGATTATCGCCATCGAGTACAGAATAAATATTACTATCCCGACCCATATTATATTCTAGCTGTCTAAGCTGGTCACTGGCGGCTAATAGGTTTTCATCTAGCTTTAATTCTTCAGCCACACGATAACGCTGTAAGGCAACTTCACGTACTTGATTAACAAATTCGTTTACAGGAGCCGCTTTATCCAGTTCAGCTTTTGCTACACTAAAACTTTTTCTTGCCCGTATAGAAGCTCCAGGAGCGCGGTTGGAAGGATTAAAATTTGCTGTGTAAGTTGGAATACGCATTTAAGTTCCTATATTTTTCCCACCATACATTTCATAGCCCATTTGAGCCGTTTGGCCTAAACTGCTAATTAATGATTTGGTTCCTTGCGCCTGTAAGCTGGCTGCTTGTGCGCCACCTTCCATACGCGATAATTCTGCCTGTAATCGGGCATCTTCCTGTTTATCGCTGATTTCCATATTAATCATTTCATTTTCAAAATCCATTTGTGATAATGTAAAATCAAATTCCCTTGCGCTTTCCAAGCCTACAAAGATAGGCGTACCCTGGGAAAGATCGACCCCAGAATAAGCAAATCCGGCACGTTGCTCCCCTCGTAATTTATCAAAGTCTTTTCTGGACCTTTTTTTGGCCGTCAGTAGGTTTTGATTAATAATCCCCCGTTGTTTTTCCAGAAGATCAATATCACGTTCAATCAAACCAGCATTAAACTCACCAACTTCCCTGGCTGCATCAGCAGCACTGTCAGCAGCACGTTTTTGCTGTAGCCCACCAATTAAAGTGGCTCCTAGCGTTAGTACTTGAAAAAGACCCATATCAAATATCAAATGTTGTTAATCGTGGATAAATCGCTAACACAGTCAGCGGCAAAGCTTGTGTCTGCCTTATAAATACCGTGTCGTTGTCATAAAATGTGCCTGTAAATTCCACCTCTTTATCTCCTGTAAATAAAGGAACAGCTTCACTAGCTGCCATAGAACTATCCCTAAAAGGAACACTTTCCAAAGTTGAACTATCTGGTCCTACGTCTAAACCAACTGTGTTCAACAATCGAACTGTTACGCCATGCAATCTCTTAGGCTTACCCTGGCTTGTGCCATCCACACTGCCAGCTTCTAAACGCAGAGTTTTCATATTGGAATTATAGCCTAAACCCATTACAGCCAAGGTGCTGTCATAGCTTAAAGTAACATCACCACCGCTTACTGTTCTCACAGCATGAGCCGCACCATTTGCCGTAATAGAAATAATTTGACCCTCTAAATGCCATAATCCTGACATAGCTGTGGTTCGTGCTGTTGAATAATCTACAGGCGTAGGCCAAGCATCACCCCCAGGAAAGGTCAAAGCACTATCGCAGAAAAAAGCTTCTTCCGTTGTAGTTCCAAATTCTATTGATTTTAATCTTTCTATGTACCTTTTTGTTAAACTATTAATAGTTCTTTTAACTATCATATAAACTTCATCTTCACCGCTATCACTGGGCAAAGTTGCAATACTTTCCACAACGGCATTTGTTTGTGATGCACATCTTAAATTGTTGTCATCTGATGATGTAGCTGTAACCACCTGACCAATGGCCGATTGAATTGTTACCGCTGCTGAACTTGCTGAAGCAGTAAAATCAGTATGGTTATTAATGGTTGTTGCTAAATTTGTAGCCGTTGTATTACTATCATTAAGCACGGGAATAAAATGCAGCGTTGATGATGCTGAAGTTGTACCAGTAGGGTCAGCCGTAAAGGTTACACTTGTTCCATCCCCTTTTGCTAATGTCACTGTTTTCCCACCAAAAGAAGAGGTGACACTTCCCACATTTACCGTTGTTGTTCCTATTACGCCACCAATAACGTGTTTAGACCACGCAACCACCTGCTCCTCACGCCTATACGTCATTGAAAGAAGTGTACCGTCTGATCTTAACGCCCAGACAATACTATCTGGTTCTTGTTGATAGGCAAACTCTGTAATTCCACCTTTTGTAATATGCTCAGAAAGAATGGTCATATCAGGGGCTTGATAGCCAAACTCATCCACATCACCCACATATCTAAACTCTCGAACCTTACGGCCATTACGCTGCAAAAACAAAGTAACATCAGCAACCTGGACCGGAGCTACACTGGCAGATCCATAATTACTGTATTTTCTAATGAGCGTTGTGGTTGGAGTTATTGGACCTTCATTCGATGTGGTCACAACAAACTCACCACCAGCCGTACCCACCGTTAAAACACGGGTTGCACTCATCCATCTAATTTCATTCACGGTATTAGATGCAATGGTATAAATCAAAGCATCATCCGCTGTTGCAGATCCAACATCAAAATTATCGTAATCGCCGTTCTTTGAAAACCACAGTGTTTGTGGGTTCGTAGCTGTATTGGCGAATACCAGCCGTTGCTCAAAAAACGTAACGACAGAGGGATAATGGTCGGCACTATTAATGGTTGGTGATGGTGATCCAGCAACGGTAAAATCAGAAAAAGCCCAGGCGTTATTAGCCGTTCTTGTTAATGTTTGTATTTTATAACTTGAATGAACAAAATACATCGTGTCAGCACTTTGAACATAGTTTAACCCTGATAAATCTGCTTTTGGATAAATCGTTGCTATTTCATAAATTTTATCAACGGTTTGAGTTTCGCCGGCTGAAAACGTACCTTCACTGGTAGTATTAATTGCCGCTCCATGTAAATCCGTTAGGGTAAACGTTGTATTAGTTTTATTTGCTATTCTGAAATTTCTGTTTTGCAAATTTGGCAAATAAGTTGCAGCCTTACCCTCAATATTTAAAAATATTTCATCCCCATTACTTAGCCCGTGATCTGTACTTGTGGTAAAGACCCCAGGATTAGCATTAGTCATGGCTGATAAGGTTTTAGGGGAAACAGTTAAAACTTGCTGCCCAATGCGATACACACGCATGATTTGATCGCCAAATTCTAAAATATAAGTATCTGACGTTTTAAACTGAAACGGAATTAACCGCGTTTCATCGTCACTATCCTTAACCTCGCCTAGAAACTCCGTGCCTGGTCTTCGCGTTACCCCACCTTGAGGCAGCACTAAAAAGTTTGTTAAATCGGATAATCCTTCGGCATATTTTGCCAAACCCGTTCTGCCCGATAAACGGGGCGTGATTTCTCCACCTGTAAAAGAGGATAAGGATGGGGCCGATTTAGCCATTAAAATCTGCTTTCAATAAGATCAGAAGCCTCAACACGCTGCGGCGCACCTTCTGTAGCATCCACAAACCGTGCTTCTTTAAGTTTTTCTTGGTAAAGCTGAAACGTAGAGTTCATAAGCGTGGTCGAACCCGTAATAGCATAGCAAACCTCATGGGCTAGTCTTGCCGATAACGCTTCAATTAATCCACTGTCATACTGTGTGGTATCGGTAATTTGTCCAATATACTTTATTTTAGCTGTACCCTCATTGGTTAGCAGCATTTTACCTTCAATCACAAATACCGGTGATCCATCTGTGGAAGTCATATTATCCTGGGGATAGGTAAGTGTTCCGTTGCTAAACTCAAGAACCCTTAAACACGCTGGATCTGTCGGTAAAATAAACTGGTTTTCGTACCCAAAAGCCGGAGAAGAGCTGTCTTTAGATAACGCGGCCCTTGAGATTAAACTATTCCAGGGATGCGCTCTAAAAACACTGTCTCTAACATTATCAAACCTTTGATTAACAACAGTCGCTGCCTTTACATTTTCCGTTAGGGAACTAATGGTACTTGCGCCAATAATGTTTAAAGCAAAGTTTGCAATATCAACTTTTGAGGCCATAAAAATCTCCAAAAAAAAGACGGGGGGATTTCTCCCCCCACCTAATTAATCAACAACGTAATGCATTGTCAGTTCAACAGTGCCTGTACCAGCAGCACCACCCATTACAACAGTAATAGGAATACCGTCCTTGTCTGCATTCACAACGGAATTTCTTCCTAGTGCAGACGTAGCAGCAATATCCACTGTCGTAATGCTCGTGCTTGCAGCAGCTGCTTTGTACTCATCAACGTCCAGCGCAACGTCTGTGCCGTCACTGTCTTTGTAAGCAGCATGGCCTACAGACAAGGTTGTTGATGAACCCATTGCATCATGGACAAGCTCTCCTGAGAGTATTCTTGCGCCATTTGGCAAGTTGAACATTTCGATCACATCACCAGACGCTAGGCTGGAAGCTTCATAGAGCGCATACGCAACTCTCATTCGGCCACCCATCTCATTGGGCTTGATGTTTTCTTTCGGATCATTTTGATCCCACTTGGTTTTCTGTGCAGAATAAACAGTAGCCATAATTCAGTTCTCCTTATTCGTTACAGGCGATTTGGACTACAGAAGTTTCCTGCATTCTAGTCGCACCAAATGATGAACAATAATAAACTTGAGTGGCATACGACTTGTCTGCCCTCTCATCTATTTTTGCGGTTGGTTCCTTGCCGATAGCCAACTTGCAGCCTTCCTGTGCAAATGCATAGCAAAGTCTGCTTGTACCATCGTCCGTTAGGCGATTGGAACGGATGAACTTAAAGCCCATAAACGTATCAATCTCACCTTGAACAAGTGCTTTTACAGTATTGAAATCTGCGCTTGTCACGGTTGATAGATTAAGCAAGTCTTCGATTTGCTCCGGTGATACCACCATGTATCGTGGAATAGACGGATCAGTGTCCGCTTCATCCAGGATTTTCTTGGCTGAAATCATCTTTGCAAGTGTTAGCCCTGCACTGCCATGCACGATCTTTTGTGCTGATGGTAAAGCTGTGGATGTAGAACCAGTTGTTCCTGTCTTGGCAGAAGCACCAAGAGCCGCAATTATGGTATCATCCATTGCTCGACCAATCGCAGCTGCTGCTGCCCTGGCATAAGTTGAAGTTGGATCAATCAACATACGTAGCTTATCCTGATCGTCAATAAGATCCGCATATTCATAATCGGTTAGAGTTACCATGCGTCTTGCCATTTATGTTCACTTTAGTTCGCTAAACTAAAGCCGTCTTTCCAGACCGCTATATGTCACCATATAGATCAGACTATATCATCATCCTTTAAGGATGCTCTGCGCTTCGGATCGCTTGACCCTACGCCTTTCGGCTAGTCGTTGAACCTTCCTGTTTCCAGGCTTGGCTGCTGATTATCTCATTGAGACTTCCCAGCAATTCACAGAGTTTTCAAATTATATTACTATAATAGGCCACTACAAGTTAATGGGGGGTTTCCATTAATGGGGTATCCCCATGTCTGGTCGTTCTGGCTTGAGCAGCAGCACTGCCAACTTGCTCAAAAAATGCCTTGTCACCATTCACAGTTTCAACGTCTACTGCATCACGCAAAAGGGAACCCATTTGCTGCGATAGCATTTGTACGTTAGCACTGTACTGTTGGACAAAACTTGTGGTTATTTGGGTACTAATAGCACACCTCCAAAGTTAAGTTTATTTTAAGGGTTTTTGCGTCTGATTATCCCTGGAACGGGGTCATTCTTGCTTTTAAGGCCAAGCTATACCGTTGATTTACAACTTACGGGCTGGTCCGTTGCCGGTTATCCAGCCATATGCTCACGAATTGTTAACGCTTCTTGAACATAAAAATCGTGCTGTGGATGGGTTTTATCCCAGTACGGCGTATCTTTTGCCGTCACTTCCATAAGCTTTCTATTGGCTTCTTCTGGGGTCATAATTAAATCGTTTGTTTCACCTTCCAAGGTATCTTCCCCCATTTGACTTGCTAGTCCGACAAACATACGAATAATATCAGGATGATCGCCTAACAGTCTGCCATCAGATAATTCTACTGTATCGAGTAATTCTGTTGATCCCATTAATTGATTAACAGCATTTTTCGCTAAACTCATTTTTTGGCTGAACGCTTTGCCGTATTCTTTCTGGAGTTCTTCCTTTCCCTCGCTGACAAGGGCTTCGGTGCGCTCTTGCTGACCGGAGATTTCGGTAGTGGCTTTTTCTGCAAGCGATTTCGCCATACGTTCAGCTTGCTTTCCATTAAGACCGGTATCATAAGCAATTTGTTTAAAAGCTGCCAAATCCGGTTCATCAAAGCCTTGAACAGCTTGAAAATCATATTGATCGGCAGCATTAGGACGGCCAAGCTTTTGATAAACATTATTCCATTCCTCATCAGTTGCGCTCTTGCCAGGTAAAGGCAGTTTATCCGCGCCAATCATTTTCTGGGCGTGAACATAAGATTTCGCTAATCCAGCTGCATCCGTGAAATTCCTTAATGACGGTTCGGTTTGCAGTTCTTGGGGTAAAGTATTAATAAAAGCTACTGGAGCCGCTTCCGCTGCCGGTGCTTCCTGAGATCCAGGGTTTTCCTGGGTTGTCTCTTCATTCATTTGATATTCCTTTTTGTTGTTCCAGTTTTTTCTGTGGCTCCAACATTCTTAAAATATTAAGCACAACAGCTCGTTGCCCTTCAAAAAACGCGGTGTCATGTGAGTCACCTTTGGCATAAGTTGTCTGGTAAAACCCAAAGCATATTTTTAAATGCTCTAGAACCATTTCCCCATCATCACTTTTAAACACACGCTGATAGTTTCCCTTCAGCTGTTCAGTGGTAATTTCATTTAATTTCTTCATGCAGCCGGTGGTGCTTCTGCTGCGGTATCTCTTGCATCAGCATCCGCAAGAACTTTAAGCATTGGGGCTGTTTTTTGAGCCTGTTCAGCGTTCATCATTTCCTGTTGCTGCTGCGCTTGCATTTGCTGCTGTTGGGCTTGCTGTTCTCTTAATGCAGCCACCTCTTCATTACTGCGAATAACCTTGGCCGGCATTCCAGCTACATCAACCAAATACTTTACCAGCCCATCATCATCAATGTAATCCATGACCGGTAACGCTTCACCTAATTGTAATAAGACCTCAAGACCGCGCATCATGGATTGTAAGTCCGTAAGTTTCTGCGCTTTGGCTAATGGAGAGACATATTCAATATCAATATCCCTACCCTGTAATTCTTCGGGTGGTGGAGTAAGCTTTCCGTTTCTCAGCATGAGCTTAAAAGACCGGTCTATTAACGGCTGTAGTAATTCAGATTGCAGTCTTCCCATAACTGGACCTAACAACCGCATTTTTTCTTCGTTTCGCTGTAGCACCTCGGTCGCTGTCATTTGCGGTCCAGATTGTAATTGCAGCTGATCCACATAAAAAGACGCACGAATAGCGTTTCTGCGCTGTTCTTCCATTGATAATCCAATAGGATTAGTAGCCCCAGCCTGTAATGGTTCCAGCCTGTCACGGGTTCCAGTACGATAGAAATTCAGTGCGCCTGGTGTCGTACGCACAGGGAGAAGAAAACCATCGTCTGGAACCATCAAAGGAGGGTCAATCTGCTTTTGTGCTGCCCGAATACTAACTTCAGACATTTTATTCACCATTTTTACGTCCGGCAAACAGCTCATTGCCGGTGAGCGGCCATAAATAGACACACTGTCCTTGTTAAATCTAGGAACCATAAATGGCAGTTCATCAAAACCACCTTCCCCTAACAGCATTTTACTTTCTGGATGGTAGTAAATAGATCCAACAGGCTTGCGAATAGCAGAAGAACCTAGTTTATCTTCCCTGGGATACACCACATGAATAATATCATGGTCATTATAAGGATCTTTTTCTAAATCTTTTTGAACTTTATCAGGTAGATTATCAGAGCCAAACCGCTGCGCTATTTGTCTCGCATTTAATTGAAACTTTCGATACACCGTATCCACACGGTCATTCATATCCTCACTAATACATATTTCCGCAATGTGCCTGGTGGAAAACCTTAATCCTTGATCATCAAAATCAACAAACAAACACCCTGTCCCAAACACCACAAGATCATAATATAACTCATGGATTTCCTGTTGAAAGTTAGACCGCTGGTATTCCTTGTTAATTAACTGCACACAGCCTTCCAGCCATTCATTTGCCCTGTCATTTTCCGCTAATTCCAAATCACGGTAGCGCATGGAAAACCAAGGACTAGAAGGAGAGGTCAGCATTCCATGTAAACTAGACGCTAATAATTCCACTGCATGAATAGCCGTGCTGTCATAAATTAATTCGGTACGTTTATCGCCCTGGGTTCGTCTTTTGGTTATATCTGCTTTTCTAGGCAGCATATAATCAGCGAGTTCTTGCCAGTGGCTTTCCCATTGGCTGCGCTTTGAATGCAGTTTTTGATACCGCCGGTCTAACGCAACCACCGTTTTATTTGCACTTGCCATTAAGCCATTCCCAACATGGATTGTTTCTTTTTCTTTTTAAGGCCGGTCATACTGCGACCGTGGGTCTTCCCAGCTTGCTTTTGCTGTAATCGCTCCAGCGGATCAACATTCATAGAAAAACGCATACTTTCCAGCGGCTGTGACGATAATGACCCCATTGTTCCGGCCATATTCTTTTTTTTCTTGCCAAACATTACGCACTCGCCAGTAAGGATTGAGATGATCCAGGCTGATAGGATGCCAGCATTCCCATTCTTGCCCCTCTTTTTGGCCGTAATCCTGTTTTATTGTCCTTGGAAATGCCCTGAGAAGGAATAGCAGCCTCATTGGCTATCGTACCGCCCTTTAATCCTATTTCCGCATCTTGCAGCACACTTTGCACCGCTGGTGTGGTGGTGGTTGCCGCTGGCGTTTTCACCTGTTCTTCTTCCTCTTGCTCTACCTCTTCAGCCACTTCCGTAACAATAGATTTCTTGGCTGCTTCTGCTTTTTTCCTTTCTCCCCGACGTTCTGACGCTTCAGCATCAAAGGCAGCAGCACCGGCTTCGGGATCATCATCATAATAATTCCCACCAGCAAATGCTGCTTTCGTCTTATTTACAATGGACTCATATTTGTCAGGACTATTATCCAATGTGAAACTTCCGTAACTAAACGGACCTGGATTACCTATGCTGTCCACTAATCTTTCAAAAAAGTTCTTTGCCAT